CAGAGCATAACTAGCGATATTGAACGGAAGTCCTGTTCCGCAATCCACGCTTCGCTGATTCCACATCAGGCTTAATTTATCACCATCCACATCAAACTGATACGAGAAATGACAAGGTGCTAATGACATTGTTGGCAAGTCAACAGGATTCCACGCTGATACCAGTAATCTTCGTGAGTTAGGATTGTTTTTAATCTCGTTGATAACGTCCTTAATTTGGTCTACTTCAATTAAGTGATACCACATGTTTCGACTATCCTGATAATAAGCGTTATGACCATTAGCAGTTTCTTCTCTTGCCTCTGTAATACCTCGAAACCCACGCCATTGACAGCCATAAATTCTCCCAAGTTCACCATCTTTATAGCCAAGCTGAACCCCTTGTGCATTGAAATTTGCAGTCCAAATTGTTCTACGTTCCTTTTCAGTAAGTTCTGCATAAGGCTTGTTGTCGTTCTTAATCTCGGCTAAACGATGCTCATTTGTAGAACCCTCTAAGAACCATAGCAATTCTGATACGACACTACGCCATGCGAGAGCCTTAGTAGTTACCGCAGGAAAACCATCAGCCATGTTAAATCGTAACTGTCTGCCAAATACGGAGATTGTTCCTACACCTGTTCTATCATCACGAACTGTACCATTGTCTAAAACATCTTGTAATAAATCTAAATACTGTCTCATTTTAACTTTAATTCCTTTCTGTTATCTCGTAAAAATCTATCTTCAACAATGTAAAACCCTACATCATTAGCACTATCAACGTAAGCATCATAATAGATTACTCGCATCTTCATGTAACGTTGCAACTGTTTCCGACTAGGCTTTATATCATTAACGTGATTATAATCGTTATCATCACTTCTATAAACTATATCAAACTCACCCAATCTTCTTCTAGGAATTGTATGCTTAAAATAAGCCTCTCGAACATATCTAAGAAAATTCTTTTTAATATCAGGTGTGAATTGTAAGACTATAATGTCAGTATCTTTTGTGTTAATTTTAAGACGTTTTATCGCTTGTCTAAGTGTTTCAAAACCTTTACTATAATCCATGATTACTCCTTATAATCTGTCTCGATTTTAACGTTTGCCACGGTATAATTGCGACCGTACTTTCTCTCTATTTCGACTTCAAGTGACCATGACAAGACGTTTGCGTTTAACTGTTTTTCTGTGTAGTCAGTAGTGTAATTGCCCGAATCAAGTTTCCCATTAACACTAAAGACTACAATAACACCGTAACAGTTAGCCTCATTAAATTTTTCTAACATGTTACGTAACATTTATTCACCTAAATTTTCATTAAGCCATTTTTCTAAACCTTTGATAAAATCATCAACCTCTTTTTCATAAGCCTTTTTGTCATCGCAATCATCTTTTGTGTTTTCTTTTCGTGCTTCAATTCCGTTTAAACGTTCGATAATCTTTTCCTGTTCAGCAACCTTTTGGCGTAATTCTGTGATTGTCTTTTTCAGAGTTTCAACATCGTTAGGATCTTCTACCCAATCGCAAGGTATAGCAAAACAAAAGTGCTTATCACCACTCGTAAACGGAGTAGGATAATCCTCAACTGATGTTAATTTTACCTTTGCACATTTATTAAGATTTTCAAACTGCTCCATTGCAAAAGAAACATAACACCATTTCCCTACAAACTCTTTTGCCTTTTTAATATCAAAGCAGGTAAGTGGCATTTTGTTAGGTTTAATTCTTTTATCTAATTCCATAATCATTCCTTACTAGGTTTAAACCATTCTAGTCTATTCGTTTCATAATTAAATCTGATAAACGGCGAATTGCGTTGCGTTAGTCCTGTACCAAAATAATACTCATCCCTAACATCTTCACAAAGCGGATATAGAATATCGTGTATCTGATTTACTAAATCTGCGGTTAATTTCTTTTTACGAAAATCTGTTTGTAGCAACTCCTCTAACTGTATTCTGAAAACGGTTAAACCTAAATGATAACCGTTCTTAAAATCAGGAGATGCAAATCGTAGTGGATTATCCTGCATCTTTTATTACCACCTCAAATGCTTTATAATTATTTACATTTCTTATTTGCTTAAAATCTACCACGCAGTTTCCGTACTTACGCATCATCCAAAAAGCAACAAATTTAACTGGCATTGAAAAACTATATTGTTTGCTTTCGGTGTAAACCACGATGTAACAATCGTAATATTTGTTTATAAATTCCCAAAACGTCATTATGCGTACCTCGTATCTGCTCGTTGAACTTTACAACTAACTAATTTAAATCCATTACAAGATTTCATTAGCACAGCTTTATCATTATTCCACGTATCTAACTTTTTGTAAAGTCTTTTCCAAGTCTTGTTATCATTATTCCATCTGAAACCGTATTGCTTAACGGTATCTTTTGAATCAAATGCTACGGCAATCTCGATTTCTAATGTCGCATTATTCGCACTCATATCAAGTTCCTGCAAAGAACGTGTGCGAACTAAAACGGCGAGTAAGGCTAACACATCATTTACTGCTCTATGTGCATTGTAGAATAAACCGATGTTATACATAAGTATTTCAAGACTGTGTTTTGTAGCACCTTTAGATAACCAATCGACCTCTGTAAGACTGTCTGCCCACGGTTTACCTTTTAATTCAGGAAATGTCTTTTCTACAAACTTTCTATCGAATGATGCGTTGTGAGCGACAATCAGATATTTATCTGTCGGTAGATAATCTTTAAAATCATCATAGGATAAAGACTTACCTCTAACCATTTCAGCAGTAATGCCTGTAATTTTTGTGATACTGTCACTTATTGCGTTATTTACAGGTTCACGGAATTTATCAAACACCTTGTCGATGCTGACTATACAATTATTTTCAACATTATAAGTAATTGTAACAAAAGCAAGCTCAATAATCTCATCGCTTGTTTTAATGCCTGTTGTCTCTGTATCAAGTATAACCATGTGTTTGTTCTGCGGATTATTAGCTAAATCCTTTTTAAAAACAATCGGCTCAAATCTAACTTCATCACCTCTAATATCGAGATAATGTTCAAGAGGATTTTGCTCGATAACTCTGTATCGTTCAGGGAATTTTCGTATCTTTTCTAACAGTTCTTCTGTAATTTCATTAACCATTAAACACCTCTTTCATTTCTTTTAGATCCCATACTTTTTGATTATCAGAGCCACGATACGGTAAAGTATGTGTAGCATCTTTATCATAGCGACCGTCAACCAAATAGTCAAATGTTCTTTTTAAATCGTCTACAAACCACCTGTCTTGTTCTTCAAGCTCTTTTAACGTGTAACCAGTATAAACCCACAGCTTTATATGAGGATGGCTTTCTTTGAGCATTTTAGCCACTTCTAGCACCCAATCTCTATTACCGAGAGATAAAGGATCACCACCGCTAAAAGTCAGACGCTTAATAAACTTTCTGTTCAGTAATTGTCTAATATCAAATATCGTGTCATGTGTAAAAGGCTTGCCTGCATGAAACGACCACGTATCTTTGTTGAAACAGTTTTTGCAGTAGTGGGTACAGCCTGCAACAAACACAGTCATTCCGAAACCTAATCCGTTATGACATTCGGTATCTTCTATACCCATGTAATTACCGAAATTTATCTTATAAACCATAATGTTACCTTAAACCTTTACAAAAAAGGGTATGGCGAACCATACCCAAAGTGAGGACAACAAATGAACGAATTTTAATCTAATACACTAGCTTTAAACTCTAATTTAGGTGCAGACTCCTTAACCTCTAATGTCTTATCAACAATCTTCTTTTCATCATCGGTAAGCATGTCGTATGCTTTCTTTGATAAAGTGTGAGAGACTTTAAACAGTTCTCCTACATTTACAAAGTTTTCATCAAGTTCACGAGCGACTTCATCGAATGTGCTTTCTACGACCTTGGTTGTATAAGATTTTGTGAAAATCAGTTCGCCACCATCCACTTTAGCCTTATTCTTACCAACAGTGCTTTCTGCAAAGTTCTTTTCTACGAGTTCTTTACGCAAAGCCATTTCCTGTGCTTTGATGTACTCTAACAGTTCTGATGCCTGTCTCCACGCTGTTAAAGTATCGCCTGACTTAATCTTTTCTGAAATTTCTTCTTTCGCTAATTCTACTAAAGTACACATAATTTTACTTCCTTTGTTTGTATTAAAACCTTTATTTATGTCAAAACCTTTGTTTATGTCGAAACCTTTATTTGTGACTGCTCTCACCTCAACATTTACCACCTAACATCAAGGCGAGAGACTTATTCTTTAATATCCTTTAATATCCTCTAATATCAGGGAATTTATCATCATAGCTATATGGTTCATCATCGCTATAATAATCTTCCAAACGTTCTTTAGCTATATCGAACAAACGTAATGACTCTTTATCACTGTTGTATAAAATATGCTCTGCAACATTTTCCATAAGTTCATCGAAATCATCACGATAGATAAACTCTACATCCTGTCTTGGATTGATGCCTGTAACTTCTTCAATAATGTTAGCAAGCATCTGTGCATCTTTATCTTCATTAAAAAGTTCGATAGAATCGTCTGAATCATCAGACATAATACCAAGTTCATTTTCAAAGAGGTCTGCAAAATCTTTAATAAAAGCACGATCAAAATTATCGTTTTCATCATAGTAACTCATAATTTACTCCTTGTTTGTAACTATTTGTTTGTATGCTTTAATGATAGCAATTTATTTTCTGATAATCAATATATTTCTCTATTTTTGTGACACACTCCACAAACTTTTCTACCACGATATTATGACGTATTTGATTTAACTGTTCGATTCTGGCTCGTTGCTGGGTTTCAATTATACGTTCGTACCGCCCTTTATCATCATCAGCAACAAGATTTATCATGCTCTGCGTCATTTTATACGCATTTAATGTCATTCCGTAAAATGTTTGTATATCCTTAAAATGTAACGCACATGATAACGCATCATTTAGGGTTTGTTCATTTTCTAAGAACCTTTGTACGTACTTAGGACTTAGACCATACGCATAACACACCGTACTGAAATTATCAAACGTTTCATCACGAAACTGAACAGGAAGATTTAAATCAAATTTTCGTTTCATATCAGTCAACCTTATAATTAGTTACGGCATCTCTGCGAGTATAACTTCTAGCATAATAAGTTATGTAAAACTTACAATTCAATGAATATAAAAGATTTCTGTTAATAGCTGTATCACCGATTGTATTATCGTTAATAATACTGATTTCCACCCATGATATTTTGTCTCCTAGCAGCCTGATTGCACTTTCTATCAGCATCGCACCGCCGATTATATAAACATCCTTATTAGGGTATATGTCACAATATTTTAATGCAGTCTCTAGCGATGTGCAGAAATATAAATCTGTATTGGTGTTATTCTCTCTTTGTGTAATGACGTAATCATCGTTCATGCTTACAACAATGTTAATTCTGTTTGGTAGTGGTTTAGACTTCATACTTTCAAAAGTCTTTCTACCCATGATAACGATGTTATCTGTTGTAGCCTCTTTAAAATCTTTTAAATCTCTTTTACACTTCCACGGTATATTGTTATCCTTACCGATAAATCCCAATAAATTCTGTGCAAACTTGATAATAATCATTTTTATCCCTTTTAAGTTACAATGGTTTTATATAAATCTCAACTTTGCCGTTATTCTTTTCAATACCACGGCTGTTCCATTCCTCGTGAATAACATGTTTTGTATTATCATCCTCTAATACACCGTATTCAACGAAAGCGTCTAAAAAGAATTTACTTGTAACACTCGCTATATTCATGCCATCGTGCCTGCGGTTGTCACCTAATGTAATCTCATAGTCTATATTGACAACATTCATTTTGGGTAACTGTAAAATTTCATCACGTAACAGCCGTTTATATTCTACCTTTGCCTTGTTCAGCACTTGATAGTGTGCATTTCTATAATCGTTCATGTTGAGCATAAATTTCTTTTTTCCAACATAAACGTATAGTGGACTTGTAATCACATAACACTGGCTTTCTTCATCAAACCGCATATTAAAAAATCCTTAATTTATACCACGTAAGTCTAACAGCTTATAACAAGCACCTCTGAAATTAAACTTTGTGAATACATACGCTTTCTGAACTTCCTCGATAGCACCCTCTCTAACAAGTCTATCTAGTGTAATACTAATCGCTCTCATATAACCTGCTTTATATCTCAAAAATACTTTTTGCCCTCCTAAAATATATGTGAGATAGTTTAACGGAACGATAAATTCAGTTCGCATTGCCTTAATTGTCTTTGCAGGAATGTTCGTGGCGGTGCAAAGCATAACTGTATCATTCATTATGACAAACTTTTTCATGGCATCTAATAAACTTGTTGCCATTGTGTTTTCGGCGTTACCTGTCAAGGCTGTTTCACCGTTGGTTATCATATCATAAATGTTTGCAATATCTAGCATAACCAATCGCATCGCCCATGCTATATGCTGAATGTTGATAATAGGGTTCATATCATTCTGACATACCGCACATAACCCTGCTAACTTCATTGTCTTTAATTGGCATCTGTTCCATGCCTGCCTAAAATGTTCTTTATCTCCGGCTTGATCGAGCATATCCATGCACCAGTTTTCAAGAATTGTATTAAGTTTATCAGCATCATCACTAATCTGAATTTGCACAAATCTAGGTGAAACACCGTCACAATGTCCTGATAAAGTTCTTTCTTGTACTAACAGACTATACAGCTTATCTAACACATAATCGTTTATAGGTAATCCGTACTTAGTCTTATTCTGTGGAACTGCACCGCCCTTATAGGTAATTGTAGTAAAACGGCTTAATAAACCATCTTGTGCCATTTCGGGTGTAAAAGCATCGGCAATACCGCTGATTGTTGCTTCACCGACAATACTGAAAGCAGGGGCATATGTCTCACTGAAATTATTTTCCGCATTACTGTATGTCATACCGCTTAACATGTCGCTCTGTGCTGAACCTGTGTAAAGTCTTAAATACTGTGAACGTAAGCTCTGCATGCCAGCGTTCTTAGACTGCTCTGACATTTCACTTAAATTCTTACCAAACTCTTTTTGGAAATTTGTAAAACTTGCGTACTGTTCAATCGGTATATTGAAGATGTTATTTCTGTTACCGCAAGTAGAACCGCTTTCCTGCAAACATCTTTTCAGTAATGCCTGCCCACTCATAAAATCATCATCGACTATATGCCGTCTGAAATCATTATCTTTGTGCTTATTTCTTAATTGAGTCTGTAAATCATTCTTTGTAGTATGCAAACCCTCTTTACCTATACCGCTACGAGCAGATAAGATTATGTAATTGTTAAGACCTGTACCTGTAGGTAACTGCCACATCTTTCCTACAATACCGCTAATTATAGCAATAGCACTTGCAACCGATACTTCTAAAATCGGCTTGATACGTGTTTCATACGACCATTTTGTAATTTCATACAGTAATGCACTTGAAACAGGAGGAATAATCAGAGCATTAAGTTCGGATATAGAAAAACCTTTTGTGCAGATAAAGCCTTTGTCTAACAATCGCTTAAAACTTAAATCGGCATCAGAGTTAAATAATATAAATTCGCTACTAGGAACTACATTAGCTCGCTTTAATTGATGTACTAATCCTGTGCTATACACAATGTCACAAAATAAATTTTCAGCCGTATATGACGGATCTGTTTCCTCATTCTGCCACTTGGAATTAACAAGAACTGTCTCGGCATCTGTATTAAGATAATCCTTGTTGATAAATTCATTTATCAGAGCCTTACGTTCAGCTTCCTTTTCTTTTACTTTTTTAGTCTCGATACGTTCAATTATTTCATCGACAGTAGCAACAGTCTGTTCACCATCCTCTGTAACCGTAACAGTTGCATTACCAAAAGGATTATCTGTAATTAAATCCTCGTTACGTTCGTTTTCTCTAACCTTTTCTATCATGCGGTTGAGATAGTCGATACGAGTAGCTTTTGCTCTGCGAGCTAATTTAGACTGAGAGAATATGCTTTTTACAACATCATCGTTTTTGCAGTAACGACCGATGAGTGACATAAGTCTGAAATCTGCCTCGGACTGACTAGGGAATGTTAAAGTGTATGTTTCATCAAACACGCTCTTTGTAGCATCATTTTCATAGGTGTAGTTGCATCTACCCTCAAATAAGTCATTGATAACCTCCCAATCCGGACACATCATCAATTCACACAAATACCAGTTGATCTCGTCAAGAAATTCATCGGTAGAGTTAAATTTGTATTCAGTATCAACATCTAATTCAGTTTGTGCTGTAACAGGTTTTTTGAGTATTGCACATAATTCATCGAGTTCTGTCTGTCTATTGTAAATCTTAGTATTGTTACTACAAACTTCTTCTGTAAATACAACAAATCTATCTTCTGAATATAATTCAAATCCTGCAATACCTTGCTTTTTATGAGATGTACCGCTACGAATACCGCTTGCACCTGTACCCTTTGTATTAGGATATTTTACAGGATCAATCTTGCCCTCGATAATTACATGATAGCCGTTACCTGATACAGAGCGTTCTGTATAAGAATTAAACTTCTGAATCCATGAGTCCTGATAAGCAATTTCTTGCGATGAGGTTTCCTCTTTACGGTCAAAATCTATAATTGTAAACGGAGTATCTTGTGTAAACATAAACCCCATACACAACTGTCGTTCTCTATTAACAGGAAACAGCATTAACGAGTTACGACAAATCTTATCGACCATTTCATAGGTTAGCCAACAGTCTTTAAAATTGATTGTAGAACCTGTGTTAACTAAATCCCCCGAATAACTTTTACCGCCAGACGGTGTGACAGTTGCGGTATAATTCAGCCATAAATCATCATTCTGACTTATATAGTCTTGATTATCATAATCAAAATAATGCGGATAAACGGCTAATACTTTATCTACCCACTTCTTTGTGATTACTATCGGTTGTTTTTCGCCGATTCTTGCAAAACATAATGCCCAGTTGTTGTAGCGTTTTAAATTTTCTATATCTAAAGTGTTTGTCATATAAGACCCTTGTTTTATTCAAATGAATATCGAACGATACGATTATAACCTCTTTGAGATTTTACTGCAATTTTTTTAGGTTCTTTCATTTTTCCTTGTAAACACATAACTAATAATTCCTGCGTATTTTTAGGAGTGTAGTCTGTATTATTTCTGAATTTTATCCATGACTTGGCGTTGGCAATGCAGAACGGTTGTGTAGACTCTAAGTTTATCCAATCTTTTGCGACAGCCTGAATACCGCTGAAATACGTAGCCAACAACTGTACTCCGTTCTTAGTGTTGATTTTAGCGTAACTAACTCTAGTTACATCAAACTCTTTTTCATCCTCTGTCTGCTCTTTCTTTTTGATAATTTCCTTTAAACTTGCATGTGCGGTCAAGTTTGTTGTCTTAGGAAATTCGTAATCACAACTCGGACAATGTGTAGCACTCGCAGGCACATACGTATGACATTTAGGACACACCTTTACAGGTGCTTGACCTGCTTCACCGTGTTCGCCCTTTTTCTTCTTTTTCATCGGAACAGGATCGTTGATACAACCTAGTCTTGCTACGTTACCTGCAAAATCCAACACCAAACAATTTTCTTTATTCGGACTGTAACGTATTCCTCTACCGCAAGCCTGAATGTATAAAGATACGCTCTGTGTTGGTCTTAACATAACTAAGCAATCAATATCAGGGAAATTAAACCCTGTTGATAGAACGTTAACATTTGCTACTGCTCTATATTTACCGCTTTTAAACCCCTCGATACGTTCTTTTCTTGTTGTCATATCGAGTTCGCCACTAATAACCGTACTCGGAATATCATGCTCGTTTAAAAAATCGCATACGTGTTCAGCATGTTCAATACCTGTGCAGAAGATAAGCCAGTGTTTACGGTCTTTTGCCAATTTAATTGTCTCGGTGAGAGCAAGCCTTGTGACCTCTGCTTTATCTACGGCGTTCTGCAATTCCTTTTCTATATACTCACCACCTCTAGTACCAACGTCTGAAACGTCAATCTGAAATTCAGGTCTACGAGGAACAGCATCGCACAAATAATGATTTTCGATTAACCACTGAAAATTATCAACCGTACACATATTGTAGACAATATCATCGAAAATGCCGTTTTCAGTGATTAAACCGCAGTCTAATCTGTACGGTGTACCTGTAAAGCCAACTACTTTGAGTTTAGGATTTATTTCTTTTAAACCTTTTATTAAACGTCTGTATGTAGTTTCCTCTCTAACAGGTACTAGGTGACATTCATCAATAACGATACAATTAACCTTACCAAATTCTTTATAGCTCTTTGCTATACTCTGTACGCCACAGCATATTATTTTATTCTGCGTACATTTAGCTTTAAGACTCGCAGAGTATATGCCTATATTAGCACCCTGCCATACGTCAATAATCGCTTGATAATCCTGTTCTATGAGTTCTTTTACATGTGTCACTACGAGGATTTTTGACATTCTATCGCCGTATCTCTCGTAACACGTTTTTATGAAAAAACCCATTGTCGGACTTTTGCCTGAACCTACTGGCATCACAACAACAGGATTGCCTTGATTTTGATTGTTCTTCCAATAATCGAAAATGCTGTTTACTGCATCTACTTGATATTGTCTAGGTGTTATCATTTGTTGTTACTTCTCCTTAATTTCCACAGGGATATAGCAATCCTCATTAAACTCTAATTCTAACTGACATTTATTTTCTTGTACGTTAAACAACTCACATGTTCTGCAATTATGTGGTAAAGGCTTTTTATCGAAACAATACTTGTTAAGGCTACACATCTTGCATGTAACAAACTTGATACTATCATGGAGTGTTGATGGAGGTGTCTGTGATAAAGCCTTTTCAATTCTATCGTTTAAATTCCTTATAACCCATTCATCATCACGATGTATCAGAGTGGCGTGTATTTCGTCTGTATTCTTATTCACAGCCATGAACAGTGTATTCCATAGGGTAGGTTCAACCTTTCGATTCTCGCACGATTTGGCAAGGGTATTTAACGTGTCTTGTGAATACTTACTCATACAATACATATTTATCTTACACTGATTTTCATATCCTTTAAAATTCAGCATATCAGTGCTAACAAACTGCTTAAATCTGCTGTCATTCATTGTCTTAAATTCGAGCATAACTAATTCATCAGGACAATCAGGGATGCCGACCGCTAATCCGTCAATACTGCCTGCAAACACACCGTCTTTATATCCGAACTGTTTACCGTTATCATCAAACCATGTGATACATCCGATTGCTCGTAACATCGCATGAAAACGTGCCTCCTCTAAATGACCTCTATTAAATAATCGTATCATTCTAGCGTCTATTGTAGTTTGATTACAACCACGATAATTTAACCAAATCTTTCTTAAACATGTATCACCGATGACACTAGCACCTAAATGGTCACGTAAACCGTCTTTTTTGTCTGCTTTATAAGCATCGTGCATCTGCGGTAGGATTATCTGTTCCTGTCTTTTAAATTCAGCACCGTTGTCTGATTCTATCTGTTCTTTTATAGCATTTAATGTTTTTTCTGCTGTTACATTCATGTGTTTATCCTGTATTCTGCACCTATAAAAAAGGGCATTATTACATGCCCTTTAACGACCAAGTTAACGACTAAGTTAAGTTAGAATGGTATATCATCAAATGCCTGTGATTGAGGTGGGGTCTGTGGCTTTGGTTGAGTTCCATACTGCGGTTGAGTTCCATATTGTGGCTGTGGTTGAACCTGTTGCTGACCGTACTGCTGATACTGACCGCCGTTCCCATAAGCTGATGGCTGTGGCATAGTATTGTGCATTAACTTTTCTCTAGCCTGCTGTGCGGATTCCTGTTCCTTAATTTTGCCTTGCAGACGTAGCCAGTCTTTGTTTATCTGTGATGCAGGCAAACCTTTAATCTGTTCAAGACAAGTCTGTTTATTCGCATTATACAAGCCATGAATTGCATAATTTGCGTAAACAGTGCCGTTAGGAGATACATAATCATCCTTTCTCATTACCGCTACATAGATACGCTTGTTACATAATGCTCTATATGTACGTAAAGGCTGATTATTCTTATCAACAACAACTTGACCGTCTTTGTTACGGATTTCAGTTTCTTCCAAGCCTTTATCATTACCTGTGATGTAACAGAGTTCTAATGTGTTACGGAAAAACTTTGATGCTTTGTTTAAATCAAAACTGCCTGTAAATTTACCTAAAACCTCATTTGTCTTTGAGTATGCTACAAACGTACAGCGGATAACTTCTTCTGCAACACCGTTACGAGTAATGGTAGAAATTAACGCACTTGAAATTTCCGCAGAGTACATACCGGACTGAACCCACTCTAATTCCTTAGTGTCGATATAATCAGAACCGCCGTTCTGATTTTCTTCTAATGACTTGATAAATGACGCATCGTTATTTAAATCTAAATTTAAGCCTGCCATAATATTTCCTTTAATGACTTTGTGATAATAATATTAAACGTTTTCTTGTACTGTTTCGATAGGTTGAGACAATTCTGCTTTACGCATTTTAAACATCTCAACGAGCTTTTGTGTTTCTGCTACATTCACTTTCGGTTTTACCTCCTTAAAATACATTCCTAGTTTACTAATATCTGTAATTTTTTGCAACTCTAATTGTATATCCTCTAAAGGTGTGTATGAAATTGCAACAACATCCTCAACAACCTTTTCTACCTTTTTTACGGTAGGCTGTGCAATAACATTACTATAATCTGTTATATGCTGATTGCCGATTTCCTGTGCTTCTTCGGTTGTTATTACACCTTGTAGCACATCAGGAAAAATGTCACGGAACGCATAAGTTTTAGCTCGTTGTGCAGCCATGCGATACGGATATTTCGCCCATACGCCCTTACCGAATAAACCAGCCATCTGTGCCTGTTCAAAACTGAATGTACGTGTTTCAGGCTTACTCATGTCTTTACGTTTGATTGTGCAGATAGCCGTATTAGTGGTATAGTCAAAAGTTTCCTCTTTGTAATCCATTAACCCTGACTTGTAGATAATCGCACCTAAAGCATCGCCCCATACTGTCATTTTACCGTTAACAATCATTGTGCAATCGAGTGCTAGTTTTGCACCTATGCCTAGTGATTCACCATAGCTTATACAAGCCATAGCCTCATCTAACTTCTGCTCGGATATTTTGTTATTAACCTTATCATCAACGTATCTAGCAGGCAATACGCCATGCTCAAAACAGAATCTAATCTTTTCACGGAGAGCTTTCTGTTCGTCAATGGTTAAACATTCTAACGGCTTTGCAGGTGGATTTTCTAAATCAATGTCTACAACGGCAACATCGGTTTTTTCTTTAGCCATAATTACTCCTCAATAATTTCAATTTCAGCATTATCGCTCATACAATCTACATTCTTAGGTACAGTGTTAAATCTATTGTTACGACTAAGAATGTAATCACTATATTTATTTTGAATACTTGACAATCGTTCTGCCATCTTTTCAGTATTAAAACAAGCCAATCCTGTAAAGAACAATCGTCTTGTGCTTTCTTTTGGGTATTCTCTGACAAACTTATCAAAGAATCTATTTAAATAGGTCTGTCCTATGTATTTACCGCCGAATGATAAAATGCCTGCTAATTCGTACAGAATATCCTCTTTGTAAAAGGTATTGGATTTAAGTTTGTTTATCAACACGGATATGTCGTTAGGATAACCGTTGATTTCATAGCTGTCTCGCACAATATCTACTGGCTCTACGCTATCAGAAAACGGCAGATGATTTTCAACAAACATTACCATACAGAATGTAGGAACTTTTAACAGTATTTCCTGATTATCTAAAAAGCACATCAAACGCTTGCTGGCAACTGCCAATGTTTCATCAGAATACACATTGATACGGATTGCTTCTTTTTTAGCCGTTTCCCATCTGCCAACGCTTTCACTCAAACGTCTGATAAGATTGTAATTTGTAACAATTTCATAACAACAGGTTGTTTCGTCATAATAGTAATACGTATTATGATATTTTGCAACACGCATATCTTTCTGACCGTACATGGTCTGAATTTTAATCGGCGTTGCAAGTGCCATATCCTTAATAATAATTGCCATATTACCCCTCGATTATTTCAACTAAATCTTCATTTCCTAGTGAAACATTGTTCATTAGTTTAGCCTTTTCAGATGCAGGAACATATCTATCCATCATCGCATTAAAGGCTTTTTTATCTTTTTTGACTCGATGCCAATACGTGTAGATTGTATTTTTTGCCAAGCCTGTCATTTTACTCAACTGTCCTGCTGATAATGGAATACCGTAATATTCGAGAGACACTTTGTTAAACGATGTTGAAACGGTTTCACTTTGGATAAATACTTTTGAATACGTTACGTTATCATCAACCCATTTTCTCACATACGATGCAGACGGAATAAAAATCATTGCTCGTTTATAGTCTAAAAAATCTTCAACGCCATGAGACTTTGATACATCGATTATCAGGTCATACCAAGTCTTTCCTGTAGAACCGACAACAATAGCCTGTTCTTCCGTTAGTATTGAGTAATCTGTTTTTGCTTCTCTACCCATTATTCTGCTCCACTTCACTGTAATCTAAATCTTTATTATCCTCTGAATAGCTTGTAATCTTAACAGGAGACTTATCAACGCTTTTGTTTACATAAAACTCTATATCCTCTAAAATTTTGGGTAATCTTTTAATTGTATTCAGAATTGATGCTATGTATTCTAGGTTTGATACATGGCTAACCAGTTTATCAAAATCCTTTTTAGATGTAACTCTGCATAATTTCTTTGTTGTGGTTTCCGTGAATTTAAACCTTTTATTCAGCAATGGTACAATAAAATCTTCATGTGTTAAATCGTAACTGAACGCATCATAATCCTGATTTAGAATATCCGAGGCTATTTTCCCTGAATTTTTAAGTGTTGTTAAATTGCTTTTTAGGATAACCTCGATACCTTTGAGATGTTTTGTATTCCAATCCAATCTCCCTTGTGCTATTGCTGTGATTGTGCTTTGACCCATATCTATTCGTTTAAAAAATTCCGATTTACTGATACCTATCAGCGTAATGATATTATTTAAGTCATTTCTATCGAACACGATTAAGTTTACAAACGTTAACGGATATCTCATTCTTCATACCTCTTACTTCCTTATAACTTGAAAAACATTGTTTTAATTATAGTAAAACAAACGATATTTGACACTATTATACATCAAAAATTGTTATTTGTATCACATTATTTTATTTTGTTGAACAATACTTAAAACAACCGAGCAAAAAAAATCCGTCTATGAAAATAGACGGATAAAACGTGTAACAACAAACACTTGGCTAAAATTTAGAAAGCACACCTAGCACTATACCAACAGGAAAGCAATTAATAAACACAATGCCGATGTGCTTTCTGAATCCTAGCCGGAAGATGCGAATAGTTAAGGAGAAAACAATGAAAGAAAAACCTACTCGCATCTTGGCAACTTATTTTGTTTATACTTGCATAAGTCAAGCAAGTCGGAGCAATAAAAAAAGAAACTCTGGCGGTAAGTGTAGGGCTCGAACCTACGAGACGTTTTCACGTCTACGGTTTAGCAAACCGCTGCTTTAACCACTCAGCCAACTTACCGTATTGTTAATGGCGGTAGATAAAGGACTCGAACCTTTAAGCCGTTTCCGACAGACAGTTTTCAAGACTGTTGCATTTACCAACTCTGCCAATCTACCACATCGGTAATGGTTAGTGTGGATTCTATCGGCTGATCGTTTCCAATCCTACCACTGTAATATCCATGTACCCTATATTACGTAATTCAAATATTTAGGATATTACATTATCTTATCCTCTGCAATTTTCTACGGAGGCTCTAACCATTAGTATGCACTATTGTATCAGCAATAGCACATAGTAATGGTGGGGCGTACAGGAATTGAACCTGTTATTACCTCCCTCTCTTAACAAAGAGGAGATAACGGAGATGATGATAACCATTGTCACTAACGCCCCAAATATCCGTTGATTAACTGGCTCAACGGAGAAAGCCTTGATAGCCATAAGCAATAAGCAAATGGTCTAGTAAATGGTGGAGAGAGGTGGAGTCGAACCAACCGAACCACGAGGGAACAGATTTACAGTCTGTCGCATTTACCGTTCTGCAATCTCTCCTATATCACAGCGATAGGAATCGAACCAACGACCTATGGTATTTTCAGTCCATCGCTCTGCCATTGAGCTACATCATCAATTTATCGTGTACGGTTATTTTTCACGATGATACCGCAAAACATCTCAATGCCCTGATTGCAAGAATCAAGTCCTCTTAAACTGGCTGGGGTAGGTGTACTCGAAACACCGAATGTCAGAATCAAAATCTGATGCCTTTGACCAACTTGGCTATACCCCAAATTCATTATAGAGTGCATTTTACCAACCATAAGGGAGTAGCATCTTTCGGATCGGATATAAGTTTTACAAGGTAAAATGCACTTTATAACAAACTTGTGTGACGTAAAAAGACTTTCTGAAAAATCGCCACTTTAAAGACATTCCGGAATATCTTTAAATATTTTCATTTCAAAAGACCCTTTCTGCTACACTTCCATTGTGACAAGTCAATGGTCAAACGTGACGAGTGGGTTCGTTACTACTAAGCAGGAGTTAGACTTAGTAATGGTTTGCAATCAGCTAAACCATGATTAGTATTATACACGGTTTTTAAGTTTGTGCAAATCTTTTTTAAATATTTTTTCTAATCGTATGCAAAATAATCAGAAAATTAGATCCACTTCAAAATTGTATCGCCTTTATATCCCTTTTCCCATACAAACCATGCGTAACACATCATGCTACCATTTTTAGATTTAATCCCATCTTTCTCACATTTTATTCGTTCGCTAAAAATAAAAACAAATTTAGGTGGATGTTCATAAAACAATGATTTACGAGATTTGCTTTCTAAAAACTGTATTCTTTGTAACGAGCATAAATACTCGCCGTTCTGCAATATATTGTTTAAGCCGTGTTCTATAAACTGTTGTGAATGTTTGAAAGGTGGATTTTCAACAATCATAATCGTTTCGTGTTTGGGAACGCAACGCTCCACAAAACGATAATCTTTTAATATTGTGTTTTGCCAACCTCTGTCAACAATGTCATATCCGATAACTTTTCTACCAGTATCTTCAAAAACATTTGCTATTGAACCTCTGCCAACTGAACTGTCAATTATGGTCGCAGGTATAGGAATATAATTTTCAGCTAATTTTTCAATTAGCTTTTTTACGGCAAAAGGATCAGTCTCATAAAAATCGTCTTGCTGTCGGTCTTGTCTCGCTCTAACGCCAAAACTTTTAAAGCCACTATCACTCATTCTAATCACCGTTTAATTTTCTTCTTATAAAATGTTTCATTAAAATTTTTTCGTGTTTTTCTTTGTCGTGCTTTTTTACAAATTTTTCTAACTCACCCATCACTTCGAGCAAACATCTGTAACGTTCGGTAGATGTTACCATACTGGATAATAAATCACCTGCCTGCTCTACATCTAATGTTAATGTCAGTTTTACATCTGATTTACTTTGTGTTTTAGCCATTACTCATCTCTCATTATATAAAATCTTTAATGTTGAACTTATACTTATGGTCGGTATTATCAATTACTATGTCAGCATCTATAACATCTGTTAGCAGTTCTGATTCGTGCTTTGATGATTTAATTGTGCTGTTATTGATAACCTTGACAACCTTAACGTTATAATCTGTAAGATTATACAAATCGTACAGCTTTATATAGTCTACAACGTCTAACTCATTTGGAAAACGATAATCGGTAATCAGATAATAATTGTAGTCAGTATTCACGATTCTAGTTGCTACAAATTTTATCCAATAATCCTTATCAACATGTTTCCGTATTATATCTGTACCGAATCGTTGCAGGATTTCTCTCATTGTTGTGCCGTTAGCGGTAAATGGCTGTTCATTCAATTTCCATTTGTCGACTTCCTCTATCGGCATATCGAATAGAGTGCTGATAAAGGATTTAAGTTTGTATGCAAAAGACAGTTCAAGAACCGTCTTATGCTCGCTTGTTAACGCCTTGTTTAACTCACGAGCAATATAATTCTTTCCTGATTGTGCTTTACCAGTAAACAGATAGATACTCTTTATATTGCTCATAGATTTATCCTAACCAAACGTGAATACAATTCAAACCATCGGTAATTTTGTGTACTTCTCTGAACGGAAAATCGCATATAAGAAAATCGTTTCTCTTACCGCTTTTAACAATGTTATTACAATGTACCTCTAACGTTAGATTAGGACTAACAACGCACAGCAAATCAAAAAATTTCATTCTAAATTACCCAAACCCTTTTTATCGCATAACTGACGTAAGATTGTAAGCATCGCTCGTTTAAAATGAGCATCTACATTATACTCGTTTATCAAATCCATTTCATTTTTAATCAGAACTTCCTGCTCTGATGTACTCATAGCGTAGAATAACTTTCTCATTCGCTTAATAATTCTAAACCCTTTATGAGTAACTTTCTGAATATCCTGTAAATCGTTAGCTTTAATTTTGTACCACAACTCTCTTGAAGTATCAATCATAAGTTGTGAATAGTGTTTACCTAGTCTAATCTTTTCCTCTGTCGGCAGAGAGGTTAATTTGTGAGTGTTCATGTTTCGCTATCCTTAATAATCTCTTTACAACGCTTGTATATCCATGTTTTGAGTTTGTTAAAGCTGTCTAATTGTGAACCTGTTATAAGATAATCATCAATAATGCTTAACCATATCTTGTATCTGAACAATAGTTCATAATCGTCTAAATTTTTACCATTAACAAGTTTTAAAAGCTCAAAAATTGCAAATCTAACCTCATAAACTGTAACGTCTACGTTTATTTCATCAATATAATCCCACAGTGACATTAGAGCAAGATAACCGTGTTCTAAACCGTTTAATTCAACTGATTTATCCATTCATTTAACCTCTTTTCTAATTTCTCTGATAGTTCACCAACAGTATTGTCTAAAGACATTCCTAAAGTGTCTACCACAACATAAAATTCCTGCAAATTAGTTTCGGTTCTTAATTTATTAACCTTGTCTGACAACAGTTCTAAATCAGTTGGATATAACTTTGTTTCCTCTTGTAACGATACCAGTAAACTTGCTAAAGTTCTGTTTGGGTTTAAACCACTGATTTTGCAATAAAAACTATACAAAAACAAAAATATCGTCTGATTTGCCAACTTACTTATTTTCATTGTTTATCCTTAAACATATCTTGCTGTACCACACCTTGTTGCTGAACATCGCTAAACGGTAACGATGCCTGCTGTGTAATAAATTCGTTCTCATCTACAAAAATATCATC